CTTACGTCACACAACTCGTAAGGGTTATAATAACGATATAAAATCATTAAACGGTGTGCCTATGTATTCTGAATTAGAACACGAGAACCCACCATGTCAGGATTGTTACTAACATATTGATAATCAATTAATTATGAATAACGAACTAATATTAATAATTTCAAACTTACTTACTGGAGCTGCTGCTTGGTTTGTGGGTAAAAGAAAAACAGATGCTGACACAGATAACCAGGTATTAAGAAACTTGGAATTATCTATTGGTTTATATAAGAATATTATAGATGACCTTAAATCTGAAATACACGAATTAAACATAAAGGTCCAAGATCTACAAAAAAGAGTTGAAGGTCTTATGGCAGAAAATCGTAAATTAAAAAAACACAATGGCTTATAATTTAGAATTAGATATGATGTTACCTCAACCTACTGAAGAGGAGTTAAACCTGGGAATGAAAGCAAATTATTATGATAGGTTAATTGATATGAACTTACATTTAAAATATAAGATCAGTAAAGAAGAGTTATACAACTGGATACATCATAATTACTCATCAGTATTCCTGACAGAACAAGAGCTGTCATTAACTAAATTTAGAAAATTACAAAAATAAAAATATGGAATTAAATCAATTTATTTCAACATTGAAACAATCGTTTGAGCAGTCAGTAATATGGCATCATCAAACAACTAGCTTCTCGGAGCATAAAGCATTAAACAATTATTATGATGAGATTATACCATTACTTGATGGTCTTATTGAGTCGGTTCAAGGAGTCTATCCACGAATTGGTGGTTACACTTTGGTTAACCCTGTTGATTGGTCTGATGGTGTTTCCACAACTTATTTTAAAGGGTTGTATGGATATGTTCAAGAGCATCGTAAAATGGTTTTACAAGAGACTTGGGCTCAAAATATTATTGATGAAATTGCTCAATTAATTGCTGAGACATTATATCAATTAAGTTTAAAATAGTTTTATATGAAAGTTGATCAAATCATCAAACTTAGACTACAAACACAAAAAAATGTTAAGTCAAAAGAATTAGATATTGAACCAAATCCGTGTTGGTTGGGCTACGAGCCAATTGGCTTACAACCCGATGGATCACCCAACTGTGTTCCGATCAAAGAAGAACAAAGAACGGTTAAAGAAGGGTTCCCAATTCCTTCACCAGAAAAAGACGAATTACAAGACAAATACATAAGTCGTTGTATTGCCACCATATCTGACGAATACGACACTGAAACCGCTGCGGCTATATGTTATTCCCAGTGGGAAAAGAAGTAGCCTTAAATCGCCTTAAAACAAGAAAGCCCCAGCATAAAAATGTCGGGGCTTTTTAGATTACTACTTACCTTAATCCAATTTAATATGCATCCTAACTCATATTAATCTTATCACAAAGATAATCAATATTTTAATATTACCAAAATTATTTAAAGTAAAAGGCCCGAGTAGAAACTCAGGCCGATAACCGTATTATATATTATAGAAAAAACTTTTTAAAATAGGAGGGCAATTATAACTATTGAACATGGCACTGTCAATTAAATTTTAAAAGAATAAAAACTGCCCTCCTTAATATAAATATATAAAAAAAACAAAAAAAAACAAAGGGTAGTTTCACCAGGACTACCCAAAGTTTCTAGTATTGACTTAATTCTGCGTACAGAAACAAATCAATGACGTCTGAACATTCTAAGATACATTCATATCTATGTCCAAATGCGTTATCAAAAATGGTACATAGCATAATTGCCACACCATCAGTATTAATCTTACAGCTATCTTCTATCGTGTATTTTCTACCCTTTTGAAGTGTTACTGGGATAATCTCGTTATCCTTATTCATTGAGTTAAGTGTTATGTCATTCAACATATTAACTCTTCTTTTCTTGTAATTTACGGGGTTAGCGTAAGTAGTTTGTTTTGCTTCCATTTTATTTAGTTTTATTTTCTTTTAACCATTTATCTAATGCGGCTACTCGTGTATTCAATTCCTTGGACCATCCGTGTATTACGTAATCTTCCAATACTGCTGACACACCAATAAACTCTTTGAGACCAAATTTAACTTCTTGTGCTTTAAGAAATTCCAATGATCTGTCTAGTTGAGATTGAGATACAATCTGTTCCTGTGTTGATTTGATTTTAACTGCTTCCATTTTTTATCTAGTTTTATATTGTTTTTCTAATATCTTCACCTTCTTTGTGTCTTTCATTCCAAGTCTTACCACGCAACTCAGGATTAAGTTCCTGTACTTTACGTCTAGCTCTTGTAATAACGTCAGCTATTGGTAAAAAATTGTTCTGATATAATTTAAAAAAACCATCAACTGTCGTTGTCTTTGGATCAATTTCTAATTTTTTTAATTCATAATCCCAAATTTGAGTGACTAATAGTTTGTCATCATCTTTTAACTCAGGATAGTCTGTTAACAATACCTCTACTTTCTCTTGTAAAGATAGGATCTTTTTTAATGTTTTCATAATTTTTTTTTAAAAAATAAGGGTTATCTAATACTCACTGCACTTCACCTCAGTTTTCTTAGACAACCCTCAAAATCTTTAATGTTCGTAATGTGAAGTGGAACAGTAATACAAATATATAATAAATATTTCAGAAAATCAAAAAGGACAAATTATTTTTTAAATTATTTTCGGTATTTTGGATTTTCCTTTTTTTTGGGTATATTTATCATTGTAGGTCTTCTGACAGAAAAAGGAGGGCTATCGCCCAGAGGGTATAACCAACACGAAGTTGAGAGTATGGGTCTTACAGGTGGAAGTAAATTCAAATAGAATTGAGGCGTACCTGCTACGAAAAAGGTCATCATTTATAATTTAGGTATGGGGCAAATGTTGGAAGTAACATAACCAACGTAGACTGGTCTAATGAAGTTTGATGGGTGTGTTGATAAAAGGTGTAAAATCCTTAGGAGGAAGAATTGTGCCTAATTGAAAAAGTGTTATATTTGTGATATTATTACAAAACTTAATCAATAAAATTATGTTATCAACACAAGAATATTTGTTATCTACAGATGAATTAGCATTGAAAGTCAATACATTAGAAAATAATGATGAATTTTTTTATAAAAAACAAAAGGAATTATATAGCATATATTTTGATTTACAAACACAAATTAATTATTTAACTAATAAATTATCAGAATTAAATCCAAATTATCAAACAGATGTGATTATTTCTCAAATTGAAGAAATAAATTATTTGGAAGATTTTGAGTATAATGGTAGTATGTTTAATGATTCAATAGTTAAATTAGTAGGTAATAGTTCTAAATTTTATCTACATTGTCGCAAAAATATTAAATTACCAAAGGTTAATGATTTTATTTCACATAAAATTGTTGGTGATACCATTAAAGAATGGAAGAAATTCAAATAGTTTAATTTGGATAATTCAATAAATTTCAATATATTTATATATATGAAAACTATTATAATACCAGAAGTTCAAAGAGAAGGTTCTTTATCTATTATAGAATTTGATAATTTATCTATCAATGATAAAAATTTATATATATTGGATTTATACGAAATACCAATAGATCAACGCACATCCGTGGATAAACATATATTAAGATATTATAACATTCAATTGAATTTATCTGAAAACTATTCCAATTTTATCTTTGATTAATAAGATAATTTTTGTATATTTATAATAGCCTAATAGCAATATTTGGTTCCCATACTAAGTCCCGTAGGTTCGCTTCCAACATCCTGCGGGATTTTCTATTATTTCTTGATATTTATGATAAGATGCAATGTTTGTAACGTAGAAAAGACAGAAGATAAGTTTCACACATATTGGCATTCAACACAAAACAAGATGAGAACAAGGAAGCAATGCACAGAATGTTTGTATAATATCAGATTGAAAAGAAAAAATCCAGATAAATTATATGAAAACAATCCCAACTTTAAGAAATGTAATACGTGTAATGAATGGAAAACCGTAGATAGTTATTACATCCACAATAAGAAAAAAGGTTCACGTGTTCTGAAATGCAAATTATGTGTTCAAGCAAAGGAGGCAACAGAAAGACACGCAGAACGTGAGATTGAGTTACAACAGAACTGTGGATCAGACAGAGTAAGTGCAACCCCAAACAAATATAATGACAAATACCAACGAGCTTGTACTTTTAGTGTGATGCAGGCTTTGCAGTATATTTATGATGAACCAACGGGTATTTGGTATAAACCAGGGTATAAAGAGATTGTCAATGGCCAAGCTTATTTCCCAAAGATAGCTGAGGGTAGAATAAACAAATACCAAAACAAACCAAAAACGGATAGGAAAGTAAAGCAATGGATGACTCAAGAGATATATGATAAAATCTTTGAGTTAAGAGCGGAGGGTGATTCATATGATATAATAGCAAGAAAATTGAATATAGGCACCACAACTGTATTCAACTATTTAAAAGGAAAACGTTTCTATGTTAAGACACATTAAAGTAGGAGAGATTGAGATACCAAAGGATTACTGGGTATTGACCAAAGAAGACAAAAGAGAACTATGTGAGCATTTAGTGGATGAGCTGCTAACTGTATTAGATAATAAAATAAACCCTGATTTTAATAGGTTAACCATATTGGACCATCTATTAACAAGTTCAATCTTAACCAATGAGGAATTGGAAAACTACGAGATATGTCAGGTCTTGAACGACTTAAGAATATTAATTAATGAACAAAACCATTGAGCAATATATAACGAAGAACTATTATGAGCTTCTGACTATATCCAAGAAAATAACAAAGAACAACGATCTATCTCAAGACCTATTACACGAGGTAATTCTCCAATTATATTCCAAGGAGAACATTATATTAAAAGAATACAACGACAATCAGATTAAGTATTATATTGTTTCAATCTTAAGAACCAATTGGTATTCAAACACATCCCCATTCTATTACAAAGTCCGCAGAGAAATACAGAAGTATACAGACATATCTGAAATACTTACAATGACAGATGAGCAAGAACAGTTTGAAAAGCAAATACTTTTTGATATATTAGAAGAGGAATGGTGTGAGCTTGATTGGTTTAGAAAAGCGTTATTTGAGATGTATATGACGCTAGGATCAATGAAGAAGGTGGCACATAAAACAACCATACCTTTATCATCAATTTCAAACTACCTTAAAGAAAGCCGAACACTAATCAAGAAAAACGTATTAGATAAATTAAACAAATAATGGATAGACAGATTAAGGATTACATTCAGACAGAAAACCCATCCGATCATTGGAGGTTCTTGCCAACAAAAGGTGAGATAGTATTAGATCTTGGATCGGGCATAAACAACAACGAATTTACACCCACACCAATGTATTGGATTGAAAAGGGTGCATCAAAGGTAATAGGTATTGACCCATCACCAGAATCATATCAATGGTTTAAGCAACACTTCTTCTTAAAGAACTTTATCAATGTAATGGATTATATTGACCGTATAGAGAAGTTTGAGCTTTACCTAGGGTATTATAAGCCCACGGTCGTAAAGATTGACGTAGAGGGCGGAGAATTGTATTTAAACGGGTTGGACAGCAAGTATCTAGACTCGGTTAAACATATCGGGGTGGAATATCATAATTTACCTTGCTTAGTATCTTGCGAAAGATTATTAAAAGACAATGGATTTACAATAGAATACTATAAGTTTAACTCAGTTGAGTTAGATCATCAAGGTGTAATACACGCATATAAAACTATATAAAATGTCAGCATCAGGATTTAGAAGATTAAAAAGACACAGAGAAAGGGAAGCAAAGAAGTTATTTGAGAAGATAACCAAGCAGACTATGGATCAAATTAATAAACAACCAGAAGAAGAAAGACAAAAACTATTGGATTTGTATAAACTTATGATGGAAGAAAAGGAAGCAGTTAAAACAGAAAAACAAAATGGGATGTAATTGCGGTAAAAAGAAGCAACCAGTGGTAGTAACACCTGAACCAGTTATTGTACCACAAACACCTGATCAACAACACGCACAGGAAATGGATAAATATGCACAAGCATTAAGAGAAGAAACCATAGATTGGTTCAATAATATAGATACAATTAATCCTTTAGACGATGAGCAAATTTGACATAGACCAAATCAATCTAGATAGATTGGAAAGACTTAAGTTAAATTCAATTGAAAACCCTGGAAAACAAAAGAAAGGTTGTAAGACCTGCAAGAAACCAAAGGAAGTTGTGGTAGAGAAATTACCATTACCATTTGAATTAGAACCTTATATACCATCAGTTGATGATATTAAAAAAGCATATATAATGTTAGGTAGTCCTAAAGAGAATGAGAAAGTATTTATTAAACAGGTATTTCAAGCTTTATTCAATGAGGACTTTGATTTTAATTGTCCTAGTTGTGTTCATACTCAGACAAGAATCTTGCAGAACTACCTTAAAAACACATTAAACATTAAATTATAATGGAACAAGAAAATAAAAAATCAGGCGGAAGAAAATCTAATATCGCTACTTACGAAGAAAGAATACCTGAAGCATTTGAAATGATACTCTATGAAAAACTCTCCTACACAGAATTTAGACAACAAGGTGCCAAACGATGGGGTATCACAGAACGTTCAGCTGAAACTATTTGGAAAGATTGCAAGGATAGACTTAAAGCAAGATTTGAAGAAAAGACGGAAGAGGTCATCTCAGAGCAGTTATCTAGGTACTTTGACCTTCTTGCTAGGGCCAGAGCTGACAACAATAAAAGGGTGGAACGCGAAACTCTAGCCGATATTAATAAGTTATATGGATTGGAACAACGTAAGATAGATATTACATCAAACGGTGAAGCAATCTCTATTAACATTCAAATAGACAACTAAAAAAATTTACCCACCCTACTCGCTAAACTTCGTTTTTGGCCTACCGTATATATGGAAATAAATATTAAACTAACTAAAAAGCAAGGTCAGGCTTGGAAACTACTGATGGACAATACAACCAATGAAGTGTTGTATGGTGGTTCAGCTGGTGCTGGTAAGTCTTGGTTAGGCTGTCTATGGATTAGCACATTGTGTTTACAATATCCTGGTATAAGATGTTTGATAGGTAGAACAGTATTACAACAATTAAAACTAACAACTCTTAATACGTTATTTGAAACCCTACAATCAATGGGGTTAAGATCGGGTGAGCATTATGTCTATAACGGGCAAAGCAATGTTATAACATTCACAAATAAATCTGAGATAGTTTTAAAAGATTTACAGTTTCAACCATCAGATCCCAACTTTGATTCATTAGGTGGTTTGGAACTTACAGCAGTATTCGTAGATGAGGCAGCACAGATAGGTCAATTAGCATACAATATCCTAAAGTCTCGTATGAGATTTAAATTAGATCAGTATGGATTACAACCAAAGTTATTATTAACGTGTAACCCAGGTCAAGTATGGCTTAAGAAAGTGTTTTATATCCCATATGTACAAGAGACATTACCAAGCAATATGGCATTTGTCCCTGCATTACCATTAGATAACCCACACTTACCAGCATCTTATATTGAGATGCTTAAGTCATTACCTCCAGCACAAAGAAGAAGACTATTAGAAGGTGATTGGAATTATATGGAAGAGAGCGATAATATATTTGACTTTGATAGCATATCCAATTCTGTATTCAAATTTGCACCACAAGCAACAGATAAGAAGTATATGTCAGTGGACGTAGCAAGGTTTGGTGCTGATAGGTCCGTAGCGATCGTTTGGAGTGGCTTGGTTGCCATAGAAGTGTTTATCTATAGCAAACTATCAACCACAGAATTATCGGCTGAAATTAAGGAGCTAATAGCTAAATATGGAATACATCCTACGAATGTTATCGTGGATAGTGATGGTGTAGGCGGAGGAGTTTCGGATCAGCTTAGAGCAACAAACTTTGTTAACAACTCATCACCACTACACAAACAGAACTTCAGCAACCTTAAGTCACAATGTTATGTAAAACTATCTGAACTGTTTAAAGAAGAAAAGATTAGCTTAAACATAATTAACCCACAGATTGTGGATGATTTAACACAAGAATTATTGTCCGTAAAATTAAAGGACGTAGATAAAGATAATAAAGTCTCGGTAATGTCCAAAGACGAAATGAAGAAGATCCTGGGTAAATCACCCGATATATCTGACGCATTGATGATGAGGATGTACTTTGAGATTAAGAATATGAAGACCACTGGTAGATACAGTATGGCCTTTGTATAAAACTATATAAAATATGCTTAGATTTAAAATTGATGATGTGCCATATGAAGTGGAAGATAAAATAACCATAGATCAATATGTGAAGATTTATAAGATCAAGGACTTGTTTAATGATGATTATTTCGCTGCCAAGCTAATTAGCACAGTAACTAATTGTTCATTACAGGACCTATTAGATTGTCCATTTGAAGAAATAGCATATATATCCAATTATATTACAGAGAAGCTACCAACAACTGAGGAGATTAAATTTAAGGATAGATTTGAAATAGATGGTGTTCATTATGGTTTCTTTCCAAACTGGAGAGACTTAACCTTTGCTGAGTTTATTGATATGGATACCCTATCAACCAAAAAAACGGATGAGTTATTAGATGTATTACATATACTGGCAGCAATTATGTATAGACCAATTATCCAAGAGCATTCAGAACACAACTTTGAGATAGAGAAATATGACTTAACAACGCTACCAAAACGAGCCGAGTTATTCAAAAAGAAACTAGAGGTGTCATATATATTAGGTGCGCAGTTTTTTTTTATCAAATACGTAAAGAAATATTCAAACTATACCCTACCATATTTGGCGAAGAAGATGAGCTTGATGCAGATGATAAGCGTGATCTGGACTTATTGGAGGATGATTTACAAGACTCCTTCCAAAAATCGTTTGGGTGGTTTCTGGTCGTCAACAAAGTTGCTGACAATGATTTTACAAAACACGAATACATATACCAAAAAAACATAACAGAAGTGCTTAATCAATTGTCCTATTTAATATCGTGGGAACAGGAACAAATTAAAGCACAGAAGAAAATGATGGGTCAGATATAATTTCATACCACTTTTCAGATTATTTTATATTTATTAATAGAATGAATACAAGTTCAATAAATTACAAACAGATAGTAGCAGACTTAGCATCAATTGCTTATCATCACCCTCAAATCAATTCATTTGGTTTTGGTGACCTTGCACAATGCACAAACGATATTGTGACCAAACAAGAGCCACAATACACAAGAATGTATATTGTTCCTGGTGATGTTAGGTTAAATGAGAACCATTTGCATTATAAGTTTTCCATTATTATAATGGATAGAGTAGATGATGACCAGTCAAATCAGACTGAAATAATGTCAGATACTTTAAGAACCGCTATGGATGTTTGGACCATTCTATTACAATCATATACAGAACGACAAGGTAATTTTAGTTGGGATTTGATTGTAGATTATGATCCAGATATTATCCCATTCATAGAAAGGTTTGAAACAACCCTAGGTGGATGGACATTAAACGTATCATTTCAGGTGGCATTTGATTATAACAGTTGCACACCTCCTGTTACAGGAAACTTTCAATTCCCTGATGATCAACAATATAACAGTTACAAATATGTATTAGACGAGTTTCAAGAGTTTGCAAACTTACACAGACAGGTTGAATCATATGGATTTGGAGATATAGAACAATTAACTAATGACATAATAACAAAACAGGAACCAAGATACCCACGTATGTATGTTCTACCTGATAGTACTCACATTCAACCAGGGCATATACATTTAGGTTGGAGGGTATTCTTTGTGGATAAGCTAAACAATGACATATCAAATTTTACGGAAGTATTATCTGATCAATTGGAAATTGTTAAGGACTTTTTTGCAAAGTTATATCTATCTGACTTTGAAGCAGGGTGGGAAGCGAACGTTACACCATTCTATGAGAAAACTGAAACAGTTTTATCTGGATGGATAATTGACTTTCACTTCATTCAGAAGTATTCATTTGACAGATGTGTGCTTCCTGAGTTACCATTTACAAAAGGTCTTACTTGGGCTGAGGTTGCTGAATTATGGAAAAACGTTTCAAAAGACTGGGAAAACGTATAACACAAAAATATTAAAAACACTATGGGGCAACTTACAAATCTCTATGTATCACAATCGTACCAAGGTCTCTTAAAGATGACCGATAGTACTAATGGTCTAACTAACACACTTCAAACTGTACAAACAGGTGATGGGGATAACTCTCCATTGCAAATGAGTTTAACAGAAGTTAATATATCTGGTTCCTTAACTGTTAATGGATCACCTGTAACTGCAATTAATACAGGTTCATTTGCAACTACAGGTAGCAATACATTTACTGGTAATCAATTAATAACAGGTAGTGAAGGTTATGTAACAGTTGATGGTTCAACAGCAGGAACAAATGACAACGCTTTATTTTCTATTCACGCTAATAATGACGGACCTTGGATTGGAAGATACTTTAATGATACCTTTTCAACAGGTAGTTCTATATTAAGTTTCTGGGGCGACAATGATGGTACATTCCATTTTCATAATGAGAGCACAGCATCAATAAAATTTGGTGTTAATAACTATGGTGACAACTTAATTCTTAACAATACAAATACAATCTCAAATAGAGATTTAATTGTATCAGGAGCATTATATCAAACAGGTACATTTTATGCTGATCAAATTGATGTAAGTCAAGGAGGAATAGTTCAAGGAACAGGTTCTTATGTTGCAACATTTACAAATGATGGAATATTAGAATATGCTACATATCCTCAAATAGCTTCAGTATTAATACCTGACTTAACAGGTTCATTCAATAGAAATGGTTTAATTACCACAGGTTCTATTGGTCAAAGTCAAACAATTACAGGAAGTTTAGATATTAGTGGTACAATTAGTGCAAACTCAGCATCATTCAATTATCTACATACAATATACGAAACCGCTTCTATTATATATTCAAGTGGTTCAAACCAATTAGGAGATGAACTATCTGATAATCAAATATTGTCAGGTTCAGTTTATGTTCAAGGTGCATTCTATATAAATGGTGTGCCTATCACAAATGGTACATCAGGTACTTCTGGAACGTCAGGTTCTAGTGGCGCTAATGGATCTTCTGGTAGTTCAGGCACTGCAGGATCTAGTGGTGTTTCTGGAAGCTCTGGTACTAGCGGAACTGCTGGTACATCAGGTAGTTCAGGTCAAGCAGGTAGCTCAGGAACATCAGGATCTAGTGGTGCTACAGGTGCTAATGGTAGTTCTGGTACATCTGGTACAAGTGGAAGTTCAGGTCAATCAGGTTCTTCAGGATCTAGCGGTTCATCAGGATTAGCTGGGTCATCAGGAACAAGTGGAACATCAGGATCTAGTGGTGCTACAGGTGCTAATGGTAGTTCTGGAACATCTGGAACTGCAGGTACAAGTGGTAGTTCAGGAGTAGCTGGTTCTTCAGGTACATCTGGAACTGCTGGATCTTCAGGTACTAGTCCAGTATTTGATAGTGGTTCTTATGCAACAACTGGTTCAAACATATTCAAAGGTGATCAAGTTGTTTCTGGTTCTTTAATTGGAAACAGTCTAAATAACGGTATGATATTCATTAATTCTGAAGCATATAATAGTGGATCAGTTAAGGCTAATATATCAGCATCGGCAGCAATATCACAATCAAACATATTCTTTGGTGGTTTAACAGGTCCAGCAGCAGCAAACCAAACAGGTTCAATTGTTGTATCTGGTTCAAACAATATTTTATTGGGTGGTCCAAGACCATCAACAATTACATCAGGTACGTATGGTTATATTAATGGTAACTCTAATATAATGGGTGGTCAACAAACTTTAACCACATCTTCTGTTATTAGACCAGTTACAAGTAATAATATTAATATGGGATCTTTGGCATTAGCTTTTACAACATCGTCATTAGCTGCTCCAAACTTTAGTAATGGTCTTATATTTGGTAGTGCAACATTTAACCATCAAAGTGGTTCATCTCAAGCAAATGCCAATTTAATTGCTGGTACATTAACAAGTACACAAAACAATATTGCTGGTGTTAACATAGCAACAATAGCTCAAAACGTTATTAACGGTACAGCAACTTTAAGTCATATATCATCATCAATTTTATTTACACAAAATAATATTAATGGTACAACAACTATAACAGATTTATTTAGTGGTTCATTTAGTAATGCAACAAACGGACCATCAGTTACTCAAAATACTTTTATAGGAAACATTGGTGTTTGGTTATCAGGTTCTAACTCATCAGCAAGTACAAGAACAATTGCATATAATATTATTGGTGGTTTAAATAGTTCAGTTACTTCATCATTAGTAAACTCAAATAATGGTCATCTTGTAGCATCAATTGTATATGGAGATACTTTAAGAATAACTGGTTCACATACATCAGCAAATTCTGGTGGTTCAGCATTCTTTGGTAGACATAACGGTACAGAACCAGCTGTAGCAGATGCGCAAAATATTGTATTTGCAGTAGGAACTGGTACAGGTAACTTTAACAAAAGAACAAGTTTCTGGATTGATTCAGGTTCTGTATCAAACGTATCTGGTTCATTAAACATAACAGGCGCTTTAAACATTAATGGTGTCACTTCTATGACAAGTTCTGCTAATACTACATTATTTGTTAGTGGTACAATGCAAACACAAAGATTGCAATTTGTTAATAACGTATTTAATACTAACGTATCATCTAATTTAGGTGCTATTAGAATGTCTAGTGATAACCAAACATTCCAGTACACTAACTATGATTTAGCTCAAATCACAACACAATCTTTTATTGATCAAATTGTTAATACAGGAAGTGCATATACTCAAACAAAACTTGGGGCTAGATATGGTGGAACTGAAGCATCTGTAAACATAAATAACTATGGTGGTACTTCAAGAATAATTGATGTACAAGCAGATAATACGAATATAACTGGCTCATTAATTATAAGTGGTTCAGCTGGTGATTTAACTATGTATGGACATAAGATGTTTAATATAGGTGCGTTTTATGATACAACAACACAATCAGGTTCAGCA